GTCATCGAGCGGAGCCATGAGCATCGTTGGCGTCTCGATTGGGTGAGGAGTGTCGTCACCGACTACCGTACCCTTCTCGAGTAGACGATCAGAGATGAGATGTTGTGCTAACAATAACCAGCGCATTTGAGCCTCCTTGGGCAGTTTTATGACATGCCCAGGTCAACAATCCGGTTAGTTCGGGACCGTGACACCCGGCGGATACGACAGCTGATCCTCCCGATCGAGGACGACAAAGCCATACAACGCCCCCGCACCGTGCGTCCCTACCGACACATAGTTGAGTCGTAGGAACCGCGGAACCGCCTGCATCGTAGTCGCAGCCAACGGCGTTGGCATCCAGATACGTGGGAGATCGATGTTGGCGATGTACCGACCAGCCAGCAGGTTGGCTTCGGCAATCGCCGTCGAGTCCCACATAGTGGTGTATGAGCCGGGCGCACCCGAGCCGTTGTCCGGCGCGCCCTGCAATTGGACATCCAGCGACGTTCCACCAGTGAACGTCGTGAGGATGCCGATCAAAAGCTTGAGCGCCGGGTCGTCGCCGATACCGAGATCGCGCGCTACTGCGAGGTCGATAACGTTGTTCGACTGTTGCGTACCGGTGGTCGGGCTATCCGTAAACGCGGAGGTCGAGCCCGCCGTCCCGGTGAACTGAAGGTTGCCGTCCAAAATGGTCATTTTGCGTCTCCGTGTAAGGCGGGATCAGGTGATACGACTCTCAGTGTTAAGTATGGCATCCACCGTGCGGACTGGAATGCCGCGGAAGGTGGTGACGACCTCGCCATTGAACTGCCGCAGCTCCAACAAAACATTGGTTTTGTTCATCGCTTGCAGGTCGAGGTAGGTACGGACGACGCGGTTGCAGTAGAACACCGTCCGGCCCATCGAGCCCTGGATAGTCGGCGCATCCGACGTTTGCACTCCCGTCGCCATCGGCGAGGCAGTCGGCAAACGATAGAGCAACCGAACCATCGAGTTGATGAGGTTGGCAGCCGACACGCCGTTGAGCAACGTTACGTCGATGTTGCACAACCGCGCTTGATAACGCCAGTCCCGGAGCGTCAACCCGAGTTCCCATTTGAAATGGTCTCGATACGCTTGATAGGTGTTATTGTTGGCGTCGAGGACCGGCCACTCGCCCATATCACGGTGTTGTAGCCCGCCGATCTTGCCTTTGGGGAAGATGCCGAACATCGTGTTCGGTCCCCAAGTGGTGAGCCACATCGAGGTGTTGGTCGAGCCGGTGCCACCACCGTCGATCACGTTCACCGCTGTCTGTGCGGTGGCAGTGGTGACGGTGTTGTAGCGCGGCGACATGCCCATGAACCGTTCCGGGTTGGTGGCCAAGTTTCCGTAGATGAGGGTCGTGGCCATCTGCTGGTTCATGCCCTCGAGGAACGCCATCGCCTCCGACGTACGGAACTCGGCGGTGTTGCCGTTGAGGTCCGCAATGTCCTTGTCGATAACGCTGTAGGTCTCGAGGTTGCCGCACACATCGATGACCGGCGCGGTCGTCGACTTGGCGTTCGGGACGCCGTAGTTGAGCATACGCCACGTTGCCTGCGGCAAGCCGGTTCGAACCGTAGTCTTATGGCCGGTCGGCAGGTTCCCCTCCTCAACCAACATGTCCAAGAGGATCTCGTTGGTCTGGGAAAGGAGTTCGACAATGAAGGCGATTTTGTAACCGTCGTCAGTTCGCTTCGCCCAATCCGCGTAGGTTAGGGCCGTTGCACCAAGGGTAGCCATCTGTTAACTCCGTATGTTGGGTCCACCGGTATGAGGGCCGTCGGGGCCGTAGAGGCCGCCGCTGGCCGGCGTGTTCGTGAGATGTCCGTTGGCTGTGCGAGAAGTAGGATCGCCGGTAACGGACGCGCCTTCCGACAGGGCCTTTGCCCAGCGGAATATCGTGCGTACGAAAGCGGGATGGTTGCCTACTCCTGTAAAGCCTACGGCCTCACGGAAACCGGGGTCGGTCAACTCGGAGTTATCAAGCACCCTTGCAATTGTCTGCTTGACATTGTCGAAGTTCGCTCCCCCTAACTCAGCGTCCTTTTTGATGGTTTCTTGCCAATCGAGCTGTTGCTTATTCCAAGCCTCGCGCGGCTCGGTAATAGCCTTCTCGATTGCCTTATGCGCCATATCAATCAAACGCTGAGCACCTGCTTGGCTTACGCCAAACTCCTTCATAACCTCTCCAAACGCCTCGCCATTCTCGCCGAGGTCGTAGCCTTCCGGGAGGGTTAATTTCGCGCTGTCGAACGCCTCCGCTGCCGGAACCGCAGCAGCGTCAGCGACAATGTTTCCATCTGGCGCTTCGGCCGCGCTAGGCGTTGGCGTCGTCTCCGTCGCCGTTGGTTGCGTCGAAGTCGTCGCTCCCGGATCGGTCGCGCCTGTCGCCGTTCCGCCCAATGGACTGGCCATAGTTCCCGCCTTCCTTCATCATCTGCATATACAAATCCGGAGACGCCTCGTTGAGCGACCAACTCAACATAATCGCCATATTCCGCTCGCCTTCATTGAAGGCCATCCGCATTGCGTTAGGCGTGAATGATGTACTGAACATGTGACACTCCGTGAGGAGGTTAAAGATGTAGGCGCGGCCAATCGGCGTGGACATGAACTGCCGGAGCAACCGGAGTTCCTCCTGCCGAATATCGGCCTGCTCATTGCGGCGATTGCGCGCCACCTTCCGCTCCTCTCCCAAGCATCAACTGCAATGCATTCGCTCCGCCCCCAACGTCCGTCTGCGACAGCGTTTGTGCCCCCTGCACCGCCGCCTGTCCAACCGCAGCCGCTTGCGCCGTCGCCTGTTGCTGCGCACGCGCCGCGCGTATCTGCGCTACGATCTTCGCATCCTTCAGCAGCTTCGGCGATGTTCCGAGCGCATCCGCATATTCATCCACAGTCTCATCTTCGTCGAGGTTGTCCATGACCTCGGGTTTAACCGCCGCGAGTGAGCCCATGAACCCGACCAGCTTCTCGATCCCGGCTGTCGCAATTCCGCGCTGCGCCAGCGCCAACATCGATATATAATCGACTTCAACGTTAGTTGCCATTGTGCGGAGTTGCGGTGGTGGCGGGGGCAATAGCCGTCCGCGCATCATAATGCCCCAGGTCCGATCGATGGCCTTACCCAATCCCTCCCCAATGATCCGCTCGAGCACCGGCCCTAGCAACACCAACTTTTCCTCGCGCCGCGCATCAATCTCTGTTGCTGTCCGTACGGTCGTGAGATCCGAAATGCCGGTAAACAGGTCGTTGTGGTACGTGATCTTGATCCGTTGCTGAACCTCAGCGATGTCCTGCTTCATCTCGCCGAGCGGCGGCATTACGGTGTATAAGGGCTTCGCACCTACGCGACTGTTGTCCATGCCGGCGACATAGGTCCAGCCACCGGGGATGGTCGAAGCCGGCTGATTTTTCAATTGGACATCAGCGATCATCGGCGGGTTAACCATCTTATCGATGGCCTGGGCCTTGCGCCGCGTCTCCTGTTGCAACTGCTTCGTATCGCCAAGGGCATCCATGCCCGGCGACCGACCGTAGGGGTCGTTGGCCGTAACGTCCCAGCGCGGAGTCATACACGGCCACTCGTAGAACCCACGCGCCCGAAGCAATTGCGTGGTTGGCGCACTTGGATCCCAATACACCTCACGATACGGGAAACGCGACGGCACTATGTCAAAGCCTTTGTTAGGCTCGATCATGTGCGCGATAAGCTTCTCGTGGGAGCGGTTGCCACCCATCCCTGGGTTACGGTCGCTCACTGCGTTCTTGATATCGTCAGTGACGTTCTCGACGCCGAACTCATCGGCGATTTGCTGGTACGTGAGAGTGAATTCGCGGGTGAAGGTGTTAACGCGGAACTTCGAGTCGAGGTCGAGGAAGAACTCACCGAGGCACGGATTGACACAATTTATGACGTTATCGTAATCTTCGTAGATGAGGATGGCTGCGGTGCCAAACACAACGAGGTCGAAGTACATCACACCCATCGAGGTGTAAAAGTTCGACTCCTGGAACACCGTCATCATCCGACGCTCACACTCGGCGAGCCACGCGCCCACCTGCTGATCCGCCTCGAAACCCTGTATCTTGAATTTGAACCACGGGCGCGTCGGCGAGGTGATGCCGGCCATCATGCCCGATGCGAGCACGCGCGCGGCAAGGGTCGCGGTAGAGTCCACGATGTTCATGTTGATCGGCGAGCCGCGGTTCATCTGGTTCGCGATCACGAGCCAGCGGTAGCGACGCGGCAGAATGAAGTCCGCCAACTCGCGCCAATGTATCCACCAAGAGTAGCGGCGGATGCGTTGACCCGCCAACTTGGCGTCTGCAAAGGTGCGGTATGCGTCACTAACGATCATGCGCCGAACAACGACTTACGTTGGGTCGAACCGGAGTCAGGAGGCCCCATCGGATTGCTCGACATTGCCCCGCTGAATATGCCGAGACCAGCTGGCTGCATCGTCGGTGGTGCAAATGCAGCGTTAGCGTAGATCGGCACATTCGGCGGCGGCGGAGGCGGCGGCGGAGGCGGCGGCGGAGCCGCTGGAGCTGGGGGCTTACCGAACATCAGTTTTTCCGGGTCATCGGCGACTGTGCACGATCCCGCTTCTCGGCATATATCTGGTTGTTGGTAGAGGTGCCGAGCGACGCGCCACCGAGCGGCGATACGTGCTTACGCGCGTCGTGCGAACCGCCGCGATCACCATCCGCCCTATCTTTCACTGGAACGTGGCCTGCGTGCGTGATCGACGACTTGATCGTCGGCTTCATATTGTTGAGTTCGCCAATACGTCCTGCCATTGTACCCTCCTAGATGGCTTGGCCAAAGATGGTGGCCGTCGATGACGCCGTAAGCGTGCCCGGGGCCGTTGTCGAGAACCCTACCACAATGCCGGTTTGTGCGAGCATCGGGGACATCCACTGCATCGAAAGCGAGGAGTTCGCCGCGACGTTGAATGACCACAGGAGACACGGACGGGTCGTGTTGTTGACGCAGCTGGTGACCGCGCCATTGGACGGGAGCACTGTGGCGTCGAACACCATGACATAACCAGCTGAAGCGCCAGTAACGATGGTAACGGAGTATAGCGCCTTGGCATTGCCTTGGTTCGATCCCGACGGCAGGAACACGAAGTTGGATGACGCGGCTGCCGATCCCTGCTCCGGAATGGACATCTGTCCGAGCGGGAACGGCAGCTGCTGCGGTGCTTGGCCCCACGCTGCGACCGCGATCAACGCGGCGCATAACGCAGGGCCGATGAGACGGAAGACGCGGCGCATGGTTACGGACCGGTAGCGGGTGCAGCGGGAGTGTTGGCCGTTACCGCGTCCGACAACGCCTTGGTGTTGGCGTCGATTTGATCGACGACCGCTTGCATGGCGGCAGGGTCGTTCGACGCGATTGCGGCCTTGAGGTCGGCCGACAACGTCTGGAGCAACGCCACAACGCTCTGCTCTACGGTGGTTTCGGCGGTTACGGCAGCCTTGATGTCATCAAGCGTAGCCATGATCTTCTCCAGGTAGGTGATGATGAGACGCAACGTGCGCCAGGGGTTCATCCCTTGACTCGGTTGAGTCGTGGGTTGGCCTTACGTGCCTTCGCGCCAGCTCGCCGCGTCCCAGCGGCCAACTCAGCCGACGCGCGCTCCTTCGAGATACCTTGCTTCTTAGCGATCTTCGACGCGACCGCCTTAAATCCCGGATGCGACTTTGCCATCCTACTTCTCCTTAAACAGG